ACTTTCTGCGTTAACTTCGGCAACATCTACGCCGCAATGCTAGCAGCAGCGCCGGAGGGTGGGAATGGCTAAGAGCGACGAACAACGCAAGGCAGACGCGCGCGACCGCAAGCGCGCCCAGCGTCAACGCGAAAGAGAAGCGGCGAGCAGCGCCGCTGTAAGCGGGCGGCGCCGGATTACGTTTGAAGTTAGCGATCACATCTTCGAGCAGATCAAGGCTAACTGCGTGGCACGGCGTCCTGGCAAAGATCCGTACAGCGTTAATGAATACTTCGAATTGCTGGCGGTGCAGGACATCAATCAACTGAAGCGCCAGCTTGCGGAACTGTCCAGCCATAAATGCCAGTGCGGTGAATCGATGCCTGGTCCTGATGGCGGGTGTTACCGAAATGGAGAAGCGGCGTGCGGGCAGACACAGATCTGGCGAGAGCTGATGCTCAAGACGCTGTAGCCGATTGCGGAAAATTTGACTCATCTGGTCTAAAATATTACTGTTTATGCATACAGTATTTGCGGGTGGGTTATGAGCAAGAAAGCAGACATTTATCAGGTGGTCTACAGGGGAGAGTGGCTGCAGCAGTTTGTTCCAGGTGGATGGGTTTTCTTTCAACGTAATATCGAATATGGCGGTGGCTATTGGCTTGGCAGGACATACGAGAATGTCTTCATGATCGAGTATGAGCGTCCGGTTTCGCTTAACGAGGGAATCCAGTTTATCCTTGCGATAATGGCGATAGAGCGCAACTCGCCGACATTCGATGATGACTTCAAGCTGGTGTGACGTGTCACACAATAAAGCGTGACAATGAAACAAGGTCACACATGATAAAACCGCCGCTTGGCGGTTTTTCACTGCGTGTTATGATATTACCCAGGAGGTAATTTTATGGCGAGAAACGGTAAGCTTAACGCGCAGATGGAACGCTTCTGCCAGGAATACATCAAGAACCCTGACAACCAGACCGCGGCGGCGGCGGCTGCCGGCTATAAGAATGCGGCCGTATCGGCGTCACGCAATATGGATAGTCCTAAGGTGCAGGAGCGCATCGCGGAACTGATGAAGCATCGCAATAAGCGCACTAAGATAGACGCTGACTACGTTCTCAAGCGGCTGGTGGAAATCGATGAGTTGGACCTTGCCGATATCATGAACGATGATCTGACGCTGAAACCACTGAGCGCGTGGCCGAAGGCGTGGCGACAATTCCTGTCTGGCGTGAAGGTGGCGGAACTGTTCGAAGGCCAGGGCGATGACAAGCAGATGATCGGCGTGCTCAAGTCAATAAAGTGGCCTGACAAAGTGAAGAACCTTGAGATGATTGGTAAGCACGTCGATGTTCAGGCATTCAAAGACCGGGTGGACGTCAATGTTAACGTAACCCTTGCCGATCGCATGGCCAACGCCCGCCGGCGCGCACTGGAGAAAAACACTAAGTGAATGATGACGAAGAGTTACTCGAGCAGCAGCTTGTTGAGGATATCGCCAGCTTCACGCATGACCCTCACGGCTACGCGCTCTATGCGTTCCCGTGGGGCGAGGAGGGAACCGAATTGCACGACTCATCCGGTCCACGTCAGTGGCAGGGTGAAACATTTGATGAGATCGGCGCCCACCTTCAAAACCCAGCAACCCGCCACCAACCGCTGCTAATCTGCGTCGCTTCAGGCCACGGTATCGGCAAGTCTGCCTGTATCTCAATGCTTGTTAAGTGGGGCATGGACACCTGCGAAGACTGCAAGGTAGTGGTGACCGCCAACACAGAGAACCAGTTGCGCACCAAGACTTGGCCGGAGATCGCCAAGTGGCAGCGACTATCTATCACCAGCGACTGGTTTAACTGCACGGCTACAGCCATCTATGCCAATGACCCAGCGCATGCAAAATCATGGCGTGCTGACGCCGTTCCGTGGTCAGAGAACAATACGGAGGCATTCGCCGGTCTGCACAACAAGGGCAAGCGCATCATTCTGATTTTCGATGAGGCATCAAACATTGCCGATCTGGTATGGGAGGTTGCCGAGGGGGCGCTTACCGACGAAGGAACAGAAATTATCTGGGTGGCATTCGGCAACCCGACGCGAAACATGGGGCGATTCCGTGAGTGCTTCCGTAAGTATCGCCACCGCTGGAAGGGTAAGCAAATTGACAGCCGCACAGTAGAAGGTACCAACAAGGAGCAGATCGCCAAATGGGAGGAGGACAACGGCGAGGATAGCGACTTCTTCAAAGTGCGCGTGCGTGGGATATTCCCTGACGCCTCTGAGACACAGTTTATCCCCACTGGACTCACTGATGCAGCGCTGGCGCGGGTAGTTACCGAGCGCGATGTGGCGCATGCCCCGACAATCATCGGTGTCGACCCGGCATACTCCGGCGCCGATGACGCGGTGATATACATGCGGCGCGGGCTGCATGCGAAGCTTTTATGGCGTGGCAATAAAACCACCGATGACCTGATCATGGCCAAACGCATTGCTGACTTCGAAGACCAGTATCACGCCGATGCTGTGCATATCGACTTTGGCTATGGTACTGGCCTGCACTCAATCGGTAGCGGCTGGGGGCGCTCATGGACGCTGGTGCCATTCGGTAGCGCATCGAGCGATCCGCAAATGGCGCGAAAGCGCGGAGAGATGTTCAACAATTGTAAAACATGGCTCAAGTTAGGCGGCGCGCTGGACGAGAGAGAAACAGCAGAAGACCTGTCGTCGGCAGAGTACAAAGTTAGAGTTGATGGAAAGATTGAAATGGAGCCTAAAGAAGACATTAAGAAGCGTCTTGGCAGGTCTCCGGGTTGCGGTGATGCGCTTCTGCTGACGTTCGCATTCCCTGTGACAAAGCGCCAGCACGCACTGCCCGGCGAGAAGCGCGGCGGGGCGGTGACAGATTACGACCCATACGCATAAAAAAGCCCGCGCTTGCGGGCTTAATTTTATCGAGGATTGCCTAAAGTGAAAATGACATCTGCTTTTAATGCACCATAGGTGTCATGAAACTGACTTTCAGTAACTTTCAACAGTACCCATCCATCATTTAAAAGTGTATTAGCTTTTGACTTACTATCAGTCTGCTCGATTTCTTTAATTTTAGATAAATCAAAATCTTGCTCTTTCATATTGCCTCCTTTCCGTGTGTGCATTGATAATAGCGGTTAGGTAATTAACAAGCAAAAAAAATGCCCGCGCAAGGCGGGCTAAATCCTACACACAGCATTCCAGGTTGATAACGGTCACGGCTATTGGTTGTGGTGGCCGGTGCTGATCTCCGGCATGAGGCACCAAGTCATACCATCCCTCACGCATTGCGATATTGGTCAGTCTTTCAGGTAGCAGTTAAGCACACTGTATCTAAGCAGCGCATCAGCCTGCGCATTCACCACAACGGTAAAAACACTTTTGTGGGTGTGGGCAAGGAATCGAACCTTGCTTCGGTGGAGTAACCCACGCGTCAACCAATGCACCACCAACACCCCAAAAATGCTCTTACCTGTTATGTGCTGGTCGCTACCCAGCTGATCTCTTGGTTATCCTCGGGCTTCCACCGTGGCTGCAGCGAGTTAATCATCGAGAACACCGATACCAGTTTTATACTGTGTAGAGTGATAGAAGCTGGCTCGGCTCACGCCCTCAATGATTACCATAAAGGTAATTTGTTTTGATTATAACGTCAACAAATTAGCCAAAATAATTCTCATGTGGTTTAATTGGTAATTATTTGGGAGGTTACGCGCATGTGCATGAGTACGCCGAAGGTTTCAACGCCACCGCAGCCACAGGCAGCGCCGCAAGCGCAGGATGCTGCAGTGATTGATGCTGCCGATAAGGATAAGGCTCGACGCCGTGCAGCCGCTGGCCAACAGTCAACAATCCTTACTGGTGCGCAGGGCGCCACAGGCCAGGCCAGCACCACCGGCAAAACTCTGTTGGGTGGCTGATCATGGCTGAGCAGGAATCCCGCAAGCAGTTTCTGGAAAAGCAGCTATCTCAGATCGTAACCGCGCGGGCGTCGTATGACTCGCATTGGAAAGAGCTGAGCGATTTCATCCTGCCAAACTGCGGGCGGTTCCTGACAACTGATGCCGGCCGAAACAAGCGCAACACCAAGGTTGTTGACCCTACCGGCGGGCTTGCTTCTCGCACTCTTGAATCTGGCATGTTGTCCGGCATCACCAGCCCGACGCGCCCGTGGTTTTCTCTGAGCACTCCCGACAAGCAATTGATGGATAGCTGGCCGGTCAAGATGTGGCTTTCTCAGGTCGTCGAATTGATGAACGACGTGATGAACAAATCCAACTGGTATCAGTCCCTGACCGTTCTCTATCGCTACCTTGGCACATTTGCCACTGGTGCGATTTCCATCCTGGAAGATGACGAAGACGTGATCCGCACGCATGTGCTGCCGATCGGGAGCTACTACATCTCGAACAGCGATCGCCTGCAGGTCGACACCGTCTTCCGCAAATTCTCCATGACCTGCCGCCAGTTGGTGACAAAGTTTGGAAAGGAGAACGTGAGCGATGCCGTGGCATCCGCATGGGATACCGGCTCGTTTGAAACGTGGTTCGAAGTCGTGCATGCCGTATTGCCGAACAATAACCGCGACACCGGAAAGCTGAACGCGAAGAACAAGCGTTTCAGTTCGATTTATTACGAACCAGGCGGCTCCGGCGACAAACTGCTGAGCGAGTCTGGTTTCGATGAAATGCCTATCTTGGTGCCGCGCTGGGACATCAACGGCGAGGATGCATACGGCTCATCATGCCCTGGCATCCTTGCATTGGGCGGCGTTAAAGCGTTGCAGCTTCAGCAGAAGCGCAAAGACCAGGCGATCGACAAGTTGGTTAACCCGCCAATGATGGCGCCAAGTTCGATGAAGAATGAACGCCTGTCGTTGCTGCCTGGCGATGTTTCCTACTACAACGGTGCCGGCGACACGGCTGGATTCAAACCGGTTTACGAAATCAACCCACGAATTCAGGAACTGCTCAGCAGCATTCAAGACGGGCGCCAGCTCGTTAATGAGTGCTACTTCGTTCCGCTGTTCAACATGTTCAGCAACATCAACACCCGCAGCATGCCGATCGAAGCGGTCAACGAGATGCGCGACGAGAAGATGCTTCAGATCGGCCCGGTGCTCGACCGGCTGAATGATGAACTGCTGGACCCGGCTATCGACCGGATTTTCAACATCATGATGCGCCGCGGCATGTTGCCACCGCCTCCGGATGAACTGCAGGGTCAACCGTTGCGCGTGGAATACACCAGCGTGATGGCACAGGCGCAGAAGTCTGTTGGCATCGGCTCTATTGAGCGCTTTGTCGGCTTCATCGGGAATATGGCTGCGGCAGGGTTCCAACAGGCCGCTGACAAGCTTGATGTTGATCAGGCGATCGATGAATACGGCGACATGCTTGGCGTACCTACGACGATCACCAAGTCCGATGAGCAGGTGCAGGCAGAACGCGAGCAGCGCGCGCAGCAGCAACAGGCAGCGCAGAGCCTGCAGATGGGCGCTGGTGCCGCGGATATCGCGAAGACTCTCAGCCAATCAGGAACCGCTGACCCTAACTTACTGACCAGCATTCAGCAGGCTATGCAGCAAGGCCAGGGGGCGCAGCAATGATGACTCGCGAGCAACTCCAACAGCGCCACGCTGACGATGTGAAGAGGGTGATGGCAACAGAGAGTGGCCGCCGTTTTGTGTGGGGGCTTCTCGATCAGGCCGGTGTGTTTCGCATCTCATTCACCGGCGAAGTCAATAGCACAATTTTCAATGAAGGTAACCGCAATTCAGGGCTGGCGCTATTCAACGACGTGTTGAAGTTCTGCCCTGAACTGTACCTAAAGATGGCCGCCGAGGCCGAGAAAGACAGAGAGGCTAATCATGGCAACACAACGCCAGAAAGTGATCCGGAATGACGGCGGCGTGCAAGTCGTTAAGGTTCTGAGCGGCGGCGGTTCTTCCGTTGCTTGGGGTGACATTACCGGCAAACCAACCACCTTCGCGCCGCCGGCGGCATCCGCTTCTGTAGTCGGCGGCGTGAAGCAGGCTGCAACCCAGGCTAACTCAACCGCAACAGATGCGGCTGGGCTGGTAACTGACTTTAACGCTCTGCTGGCCAAGTTGAAGGCCGCGGGGATCATGGCTTAAGAGGCAACGCATGAACTTTTTCGAACGTTTGATGTATCGCCGTCTGTGCTCTGAAGCTTCGCCTGAAGGCGGTGATGGTGGCGCAGCCCCTGCAGCAATCAGCGATAACCCGGCAGCAGATGCCAATGCAGATAATCCGGGGGAAGGTGACAACCCGGAAGGCGAAGGAAAGCAGGAAGGCAGCAAGACGGCCGAAGAACTCGCAGCAGAAAAAGACGCGAAAGAGAAAGCCGATAAGGAAGCTGCGGAAGAAGCGGAAAAGGATAAGAAACCCGCGGCGCCGGAGAAATACGAGTTCACTCCGCCGGAAGGCCAGGAACTGGATGCCAATGCTCTGGCTGTGTTTGAGCCGATCGCCAAAGAGCTGGGGTTGAGCCAGGAGCAGGCGCAAAAGTTGGTCGACATCTACCCGCAGATCCAGCAGCAGCAGGCAGAAGCCTGGAGCAAGCAAGTTGCTGATTGGGGTGAGCAGGTCAAGGCCGACAAAGAAATCGGCGGCGACAAGTTCAACGCCAGTGTAGGCGCCGCGCAGCGCGCGCTGGATCAGTTCGGCAACCCAGAGTTGCGTGAATACCTGAATGCGAGCGGCCTGGGTAATCACCCGGCACTGGTTCGCTTCTGTGCAAAAGTCGGCAAGGCGATGGCTGAAGACAGCTTCGTCGTGCCAAATCAAGGCGGTCAGCGTAGCGCGGCCGATGTTCTTTACGGTAAGGAGTAATTGATATGGCTATTAAAGGTCAAACTGCGCTGACGCTGGCGGATTGGGCTAAGCGCGTAGATCCAGATGGCAAGGTAGATAAGATTGTAGAAATCCTGGGCCAGACAAACGAAATCCTGGACGACATGCTGTTTGTCGAGGGCAACTTGCCAACAGGCCACCGCACCACTATTCGCACCGGTTTACCACAGGCCACATGGCGTATGTTGAACTATGGCGTGAAGCAGGGTAAATCAACCACAGCTCAAATCACCGATGCTATCGGTATGCTGGAAACGTACTCAGAAATCGACAAATCTCTGGCTGATCTTAACGGTAATACCAGTGAATTTCGTCTTTCGGAGGACCATGCTTTCCTCGAGGGCATGAACCAGCAGATGGCTGAAACTGTGTTCTACGGTGATGCGACTCTCAATCCGCAACGCTTTACCGGCTTGTCCGCACGCTACAACGACCTGAGCGCCAAAAACGCGCAGAACATCATCGATGCAGGCGGAACTGGTTCTAACCTGACGTCGATCTGGCTGGTCGTATGGGGGGCTAACACTGTTCATGGCATCTTCCCGAAAGGCCAGAAGGCTGGCATTAACCATGAAGATAAGGGGCAGCAAACCCTGATCGACGCCGACGGCGGTAAGTACGAAGGCTATCGCACGCACTACAAGTGGGATTGCGGTATTACCGTGCGAGACTGGCGCTATGCGGTGCGGATCTGCAACATCGATACCACCACTTTGGATAGCGATGAAAATGCTGCAAATCTGCTGAAGCTGATCGTCAAGGCTTTCCACCGAATCCCCAACCTGAAGCTTGGTAAGGCTGCTCTGTACGGTAACCGCACAGTGATGGAATACATCGACGTTCAGGCACTGGAAAAAGCCTCGCTGGCTGTGAAGACCCAGGAAACCGAAGGTATCTTCTGGCAGTCGATTCGTGGTGTTCCATTGCGCACCTGTGACTCCCTGTTGGATACGGAATCCCAGGTCGTTTAATCCCGGCTGAGCCGCCGGGTGCGGCTCTCCTTTCTTACTGATGGAGAGACAAAATGATCCTCGACTATCTGAATATGTTCTCACAGGCGCAGGCGGTTACGGCAACTGCGCCATCTACTGACGTTATCGATCTTGGCCCACTGTCTGGTGGCAATGATGTGCGCGATATCGGACCAGGCTACCCGGTTGAGTTCATCGCCCAGGTGGCTTCTACTGCCGCGGCTGGCGGTTCCGCTACCGTAACGATCAGTCTGCAGACATCCAAGACCAGCGATTTCGCCAGTGCAACCACACTGCTGCAGACCGGTGCAATCGCAGTTGCTGATCTGAAGGCTGGTTATCGCTACGTGGCCACTGTTCCACACGGTGTGCAGCGCTATCTGCGCGTTAACTACACCGTGGCTACGGGTCCGCTGACCGCAGGTGCTTTCACTGCTGGCCTGCTGTTGGATGCCGATGCACATCGTACCTACGCAAGCGGCTTCAAAGTAGGAGCGTGACATGTCACAACTGAAAATGTACCGCGTCACACGGAAGTCATTCATCAACGGGCATCTGCTGGAAGAGGGCGACACAATCGAATACGGCGGCAGGGCTGGCGACAACCTGCAGCTGATCGATGGTGATGGCAATCTGCTGGAAGAGGGCGGAGGCGACAGCGACGACAGCGCGAAGCTGTCCGCACTGAAGCAGCAGTATGAAGAAATCTTCGGCACCAAGCCGCACCACAATGCCGGGGTGGCAAAGCTGACCGCCGACATTGAAACCAAGCGCAAAGAGTTAGGCATCAACTAACAAAGGGGCTTCGGCCCCTTTCTTTCCTGGAGTCCTCGCATGAAAACCGTAAACCTCAAGATCGGCACAGACACCTACGAAAGCGAAGGCGGAAAGCCGGAGACTCGCGACGAATATCCGTGGGGGCTTCGCTTCACGCTGAACAATGACACATTGGAAAAGCTGGGGATCCCACTGCCAAAGGTTGGCGAATCACTGACAATTGGCGGCCTGGCTAAAGTGCTGTCTGTCTCCACCCGCACCGAAGGTGATAAAGCCGAAAGCAGCGTTGATCTGCAATTCACTGATATTGGCGTAGAGCCGGCGGCCGCGCCGCAGCGTTCTGCTGCTGACACACTTTATGGCGACGCAGGGGGCGAGTGATGGCATCCGTTATCCAGATCTGCAACGTGGCGCTTGGTCGGCTTGGCAACAGCCGAGTTATTGCCAGCCTGACGGAAAAGAGCAAAGAAGCGGCGGTATGCTCGCTGTTTTATGAAGACTGCCGCGATGCGGTGCTGGCTGATTTTCCGTGGAGGTTCGCCACAAAGCGTGTAGCCCTTGCCGATCTGGATATCGAACAGCCTGATTGGCAATACAGTTACCGCTACCCGGTGGACTGCCTGCGCATTGTTGCGATCGTCTCTCCAGACGGTGAGCGCTTTATTACGCCAGAACGGCGCGTGCCGTATGAGGTCGGTTCTGATGAGAATGGCACTGGCCGTTTGATATTGACTGATCTGCCGAAAGCATGGCTGCGCTACGTGACACGCGTCACCGACCCCAACATGTTTGACGCAGAGTTCCGCGACGCACTTAGCTGGCGCCTGGCTGCAGAAATCAACATGCAGATCACTGGCGATGCCAGTCTCGGTAATCGCGCCAAGCAGGAATACCAACTCACCATTTCATCTGCTTCAACGCTGAGCATGAATGAAACCCAGGAGCCGCCGGCTCCGTGGTCTGAGGTTTCCGACGCGAGGGCATCATAATGACAACCAGCCTCATTCAACCGTCCTTTGCTGGTGGCGAAGTATCGCCAAGCCTTTACGGCCGCGTTGACCTGGAGAAATACCAGACGTCACTGCGCCGCTGCCGTAACTTCATCGTGCGCCAATATGGCGGCGTTGAGAACCGCCCGGGAACGCGCTATGTGGCGCCGGCAAAGTTTCCCGATCGCAAGTGTCGTCTGATCCCGTTCCAGTTCAACACGGAGCAGACCTATGTGCTCGAGGTCGGCGATCATTACTTTCGCGTGTTTATGGATGGAGCACAGGTCGTCTACTCATCCGGCACCAGCGCTGGCCAGCCTGTAGACGTAACAACGCCGTGGGCCGCTGCTGATATCGACCTGCTGAAATATACGCAGAGCGCAGACGTGATGACGGTTTGCCACCCGAACTACCCACCTATGGAAATCCAACGCTATGCGCACGATGATTGGCGCACTGCAGAGGTGGCCACGGTCAGCGGTCCATTTGCTAACGTGAACATTGACGAGTCGATCACTGTCTACGCCAGCGCGACAAGCGGAACGGTAGACCTTACAGCTAGTGCATCGATCTTCAAAAGCTGGCATGTTGGAAAGCTGTTCTACATGGAGCAGAAGAACGTCGACACGGTCGGGCGTTGGGTTACCGGTGAGCAGGTTAGCGTTGGGAATATCTGCCGATACCAGGAGAACTATTATCGTTGCGTTGATGCCGGAGAGCGAGGGCACACCGGGCCAGTGGCGCCAACTCATACCACTGGTGATAGCTGGGATGGCTGGGCCGTAGCCGGTTCTGATGCCTATGGCGTCAAATGGCGTTACTTGCATTCCGGCCGAGGAATTTGCCGCATTACGGCCGTAAGCGGCGACGGGATGACCGCCACTGCCGAAGTGGTGATCCGCAAGGATGGAGAGATCGAGCTACCCGGGCAGGTAGTTGGCTCCGAGTCGGCAACATACAAGTGGGCGCATTATGCCTGGAATGGTGATGCTGGCTATCCTGGCACTGTCGTGTACTTCCAGCAGCGCTTGATGTTTGCCGGATCACGCAGTCAGCCGCAAACAGTATGGACCAGTCGCAGCGGAGACTATAAGGACTTTGGCACATCAAACCCGACCGTTGACGATGACGCGATCACCTATACCTACGCCGGGCGCCAGCTCAATCAAATCCGTCATCTGATCGACGTTGGTTCGCTCGTCGCGCTAACCAGCGGTGGCGAATACAAGGTGAACGGCAACCAGCAAGGGACGCTAACCCCGTCGGCATTCCAATTTTCAAGCCAGGGGCAGAATGGCGCCAGCCACGTGCAGCCGATTGCGATCAGCAACGTCGCGCTATTTATACAGCAAAAGGGCGGCGCGGTGCGCGACCTTGCCTACTCGTTTGACGTTGACGGCTTCCAGGGTTCTGACCTGACCATCCTCGCTAACCACTTCTTTACCGGGTACCAGATTACCGATTGGGCGTTCTCCATCACGCCTATGTCGATCGTTTGGTGTACACGCAATGACGGCGCGCTGTTGGGATTAACCTACCTACGTGATCAGCAGGTAGCGGCATGGCACTTACACCCGGGTGCCGGGCGCTATGAATCAGTGTGCAGCATTGCCGAAGGAAACGAAGACGCGCTCTATTGCGTGGTTGAACGCACCATCAATGGCCAGCAGCGACGCTATATCGAGCGTATGCAGAGCCGCCTATACGATGTGATGGACGATGCCTTTTTCGTTGACTGCGGCCTGACGTATGACGGCAGGAACCGTGACGCCAGCAAAACCATGACCCTGACCGGTGGCGCAGGCGACTGGCCATACGACGAAGAGATGACGCTGACGGTGGCCGGCGCCAGTTACTTCACTGGTGGCGACATTGGCAGTGAAATCCACATGCCTTATGTCGAGGATAATGTAAGCAAGGTGCTGAAGTTGCTGATCCGTTCGGTGACCAGTGGAGACCAGGCAACCGTTACCAGCAACCGAAATGTGCCGCCGCAGTTCCGTGGTGTCCCGGTCAGTGACTGGAGCATGGCGCGCTCTGCATTCGCAGGGCTTGACCACCTCGAAGGCCAGACCGTGAGCATTTTGTCAGATGCCAACGTTGAGCCGCAGAAGGTAGTCAATGCTGGCGCTATCACCCTGGAGAAAGCCGGTGCCGTAGTGCATGCAGGCCTGCCGATCGCCGCAGTCATTGAAACGCTGGACGTTAACCTGAACGGCAACGAAACACTGCTGGATAAAAAGAAACTCTTCACGGCCGCATCGTTACTGGTGAATGAGTCGCGCGGTGTGTTTGCCGGCACGCCCGGCGGCGAGATGTACGAATACGCGCAACGCAACGATGAATTTTATGATGACCCGGTCGAACCGAAGACGGGAACCATTGAATTACAATTGGATGCCAACTGGAGCAAGAACGGCCGGCTGATTGTGGAACAGAACGACCCGCTGCCGATGACCATTCTCGCAGTTATCCCGCGCGTAACCGTAGGAGGCATTTAGTGCGCAAGGTTGAAGTTGTCGAAGCCACTCTTGAACACGTTGCGGCGCTCCTGCCGCACGTTCGCCAGGCTGATGCCGATGAGTTCAATGCGATGAGCGGCAAGACGCCGGCTCAGGTTCTTGAGCTGGCTCTGCGCACTTCTGCATTTGCTTTCGCAGGGCTGATCAATGGCGAGGTGGTGACCATCTTCGGCGTGGCTCCGCGGTCAATGATAACCGGATCAGGGGTTCCGTGGCTGGTGGGTTCTGATCTGCTTGAAAGATATCAGGCCACTTTCCTGCGCCGGTGCCGGCCAGTTCTGCGTCTTTTCCTGCAGCACTATCCAGAGCTGGAAAACTACGTCGACGCGCGCAACACCGCGGCTAAATGCTGGCTGCACTGGCTAGGGTTCACCATCCATGAAGCGCAGCCCGTTGGCCGTGCCGGGCTTCCATTCCACAGATTTGAAATGAGACGAGGTGATCATGTGTGAGCCAACAACAATCCTTGCAGGCTCTGCGCTGGCTCTCGGTGCAGTTAGCGCTTATGGCCAATACCAAACAGGGCAGCAACAGGCGAGGATAGCCAACGCCAACGCAGATGCGCAAGAGATCGCCGCGCGCGACACGATTAATGCGGGCAATGATGCAGCTTATCAGCAACGTCAGCAGACACGGCAGTTGCAGGGACAGCAGGCAGCAGCCTTCGGCGCCGGCGGAACCGACATGACCAGCGGCAGCGCGCTGAACATCTTCGGTGACACCGCGGCCGAAGGTCAACTGGATGCACTAACCACGATCAATAACGCAGAGCGCCAGGCGGCTGGCCTTAACTTCCAGGCTGGTGTTAGTCGTGCCCAGGGTCAGATCGACCGCAACGCGGCAAACCTTGGAGCAGCAACGACAATCCTGAATTCCTCACTTACCGCATATGGCGCTTATAAATCATCTGGCGCGCTTGATAAGCCAGCGACCAAAACCGGTACTGGTTCCAGCAACAACATGTTTAGCAATGCCCGCAGCAGTCGCTACGGCTCTAACGCATTCACGTTTTAAGGGGGAATGATGCCTACAGTACCGGTATATCAGCGCCAATCGCAATCACAAGCGGCGCCGGTTAATACGCAGGATTTGCGGATCCCCAAAGACAACGCCTTTACTGCGCTGGCAGACGTTGGTTCTAATGCGTTGGGCATTTATCAGCAGCAGCGTGAACGCGAAGATCTGGCGTTCGCTCAAAACGCCCTGATGCAGTTCAACCAGCAAGCTGATGACCTGATGAATAACCCTCAAACCGGGTTGCTGACCAAACAGGGCGCCAACGCCATTGGGCAGAGCGAACAGGTAGCAAGCCAATTAAGCCAAATGGCCAGCACTGCTTTTGACTCCATTCCTGATGGTCCGGTGAAAGAGCGTTTCCGTAATCAATTTTCCGCCGCCGGCCAGCCTATTGCCAATCGTGCGCGCCAGTACGAGATCGTCCAGCGTCAGCAGTTCGAAGCAGGTCAGCAGCAGGGGCTGTTGGCAAACCTGCAGCAGCAGGCTGAAAACAGCTTCGATAGCAACGAAGGATTTGTTAATGCCAACCTACTGGCTAGAGAGCAGATCATGGCATATGGCCAGGCGCATGGACAAAGCCCGGAAGAGATTGAAGCTAACTGGGTAAGCTTCCGGGAAAACTCAGCCAAGGCCGCCTTGAATGCTCAGCTTACTGCTGGCCGCTATGATCAGTTCCTGGCGAGAAATGGCGAACCGTCAGACGTTGGCGGCGTGTCTCGATTCACTGCGCATGGTAATTCATCTGCTGCGCGAGGTCTGCGAAATAATAACCCTGGCAACATTGAGGCCAGTGATAAAAACCCATGGGAAGGGCAGACAGGCAGCGATGGACGCTTTGCCAAGTTTCAGACGCCGGAGCATGGGATCAGAGCGCTGGGTAAGAACCTTCTCGCGTATCAGGCTAAAGGGTTCGATACCGTAGCAGAGATCGTTAACCGTTGGGCGCCTGCATCTGATGGAAACAACACTGATGCCTACATCAAGGCGCTGTGCGGCGCGTTGGGTGTTGGCGCCAATGATCAGGTTGATATGAGCAACCCACGAACCCTGGCGGCGTTGTGCGCCGGCATCGTGAAGCATGAGAATGGCAGCCAGCCGTACACCGATGAGCAGATCGGCGCCGGCGTCAGTGCCGCGCTTGGCCTTTCTGCGTTGGAATCCTCAAAGCGTAGAACCGGCAATGCCGCTTTTGATGCTGCAAGCCCTGCAACTCAAGGCGCCTATTTGCGACAGGCGCAGGCCATGCAAAACGAGCAGCGTTCATTATATGCACAGCAGCTTGGCACATCGCTGAAAGATGCGTATTCAGCTCTTGATGAAGGACTACAGCCGGCACAGCTGCCCACGCAAGCAGATCTGATAAATGCCTATGGCCCAGCAAAAGGCATGCGGCAATGGCAAGACCTTCAAGATCAGCAAAGTTATGGTGGCGTTATTGGAGCAGCCAAAAGTATGTCGCCAGCAGCGCGGCAGGACCTGCTTGAGCGCTTGCGGCCAACAGATCCGAATGCATCGAATTTTGCAGCCAACCAGCAGCGCTGGGACAAAATGCAGGCGAAATTTAAGCAGCTCGATGCCGAATGGGAGAAGAACCAGGGGAGTGCACGATTCTCTTCATCCTTGCAAAATAATTTCCCCTTGGACCCGAACGACAAAAACAATCAGGCGGCAGCTGATCACTACTTTGATCAGGAGGTTGCCCCCGGTTTCAATATTAACAACGCCGACAGCTTGAACCAGGTTGCAGAGATAACGACTAAATCCGGCATGCTGCCGACGCAGATCAAGACGATGCTCACCGCTGGGGCAACATCGCGCGATCCTGCTGTCGTGGTTCCTATGGCCAAGATGTACGGACAGATTTTTGACAACAATCCGGCTGCGGCCACAGGCGTTGATAAAGGCGCAATGGCGTTTTACTCGAAAGTTTATGCCTATGACCGCGCCGGCGTGCCTGCAGAGAAAGCGGTCGATATGGCCTACAACCAGGTCTATCAGCAGGACGATCGCTTGAAGCAGATGATTAGCCAACAGGTCAGGGATAAAGACTACATCAAGGCTAGAGCCACCGCAGCGCAGGATAATATCAATAGCCTTTCGCCGTCGTGGACCAGCTTCGGGGCGCCAAGCATCAGCGCCGCAGGGCAGGCTAATCAGTTGTACCAACGCGACTACCAGACCATTTACGATGCGAACTTTGCACAGACCGGCGGCGATGCTGATCAGGCCAAGGCAATGACTAACGCCATGATTAAAAAGGTGTGGGCGGTATCGACAATCAACGGTAAAGAAGAGGTGATGAAGTACGCTCCTGAAGCCGTTTATGGCGTGACTAACGGTTCAGGTAACTGGATCAAAGGCCAGTGGGAGGAAGAGAAAAAAGCATTGAAAGGCGCAGCGTTTGGCGGTGCGCGAGATGATACCGATTTGGTTTTGGTTCCCGATGCTGTTACGCCACGCGATCAGAGTTACAGCGTTATGGTGCGCCAGAAGAACGCAGAAGGCTATGACGATGTTCGCCCGTATTACGGCGAAAATGGTATGCCGTTGCGATTTAGGCCTGAGCAAAAAACCTCGCCTATGTACAAGCAAACTATGGATATCCAGCAAAAGAGGGTTGATGCGGCGCGCGCTGCTCGTCAGGAAGAAAAACAGCCTGCATTCACAAACCAGCAGGGATATACACCGCCTGATTTTACAAAACCATTTGGCACCGGCATTGCTAACCAATTGCCGAGCAACATCACCGCAGGAGGTCAGTAATGCCAACGTATGAGATGAAGCCTGACGATCTGCTGTCTGCTGATGTACAGAGCATTCCTCAGCCTGATGATAGTTCTGCATATATGGAAACGCCGTCATTGCTTTCGGCGTTGAATCCATTCACCGATAATCAGCAGGTTCAGCGCGGTCGTGACGCGGCTTTCCGAATTGATAACTCCCTGGGAAGTTTCATTGCCACTGCGCCATTCAGCCAGTTTGACAAGGTTGATGGGTATAACCCTTTCGACAATGATGCTGCCGATCTTAAAGGATATGAGGATTACGCAGACTCATTCATTGATGCCGGCTCTCCTGACGAGACGCGCGCTATAAAGCAGCGTATCGATCAGCAGATGCAGGACAGGCAATACCTTTCAGAAACAGGCGGCGCCGGGACAATATCAAGCTTGGCGATGGGGCTTATCGATCCTATCAACCTGGCGTCGATGTTTGTTCCAGCCGGTGCGGTGGTGCGCGGCGGTGAGGTTGCGGCTACTGCAGGTAGGTTTTCCCTTGCCAATGCCGTCGGCGGTATCGCCTCCGAGGCTGCGCTTAGCGCCACCCAGGAAACTCGGACATTGGATGAGAGCGCGGCTAACGTTGCCGTTGACGCTATGGTTGGCGGAATACTCGGGGCTGGAGCGCAGTTGCTTGCCGGTGCCGGTCAGCGTACCGCAGTATCTCAAGCGGTCGCCAGTAACCTACGAGGCAATGATTCGCCGCAGAGCATCGGCGCTGCGCAGGTCTTCAACACAACGCTGGATCAGGAACAACTGGCCGGAGTTGGGTTAATCAACAAAACACTGAGCGTTAATCCTGGCGGTCGCCTGGCTCAATCGCCATCCCGTGCGTCGCGGGCAATCAATCAGCAACTGGCAGAGAACAACTATTTCTTTGCCAAGAACGATGAGGGGTTGGCAACGTTCACCGCGGCTGAGACCAAGATCAAGCAATATGATGCCATGCTGTACAAGCAGATGGAGTCAACGAAGGACGCTTATCAGGCTTACAGCAAAAACATCCGCGCGGCCGGCGGTAAGCGAATGACCTTTGTTGATTTCAACGAGGCCGTTGGCATGGCGATGCGACGCGGTGATCAGAGTGACATTCCTGAAGTGGCACAGGCTGCCGCTCAGATTCGGCCAATGTTCGAAGCGACAAAGGTTCGCATGCAGGAACTTGGCATTCTGCCTGAGGATGTCGACGTATCAACAGCGCAAAGCTACCTGCCTCGCATTTATAAGTTCGACAAAATTCTCTCTGATCGTACTGAGTTCCGAGGGCGCATTGCTAACTGGATTCAGGGCATCAGTGCAAAAGGCGCGGATGCGGCCGGCGCGCGCATTGAGAAAATCGATTCAGGTCTGTCTGCAGCAGCAGAAGCCGAGCCGCGCGCAAAATCACTGGCTGACGAAATTGCCGCAGCAGAGTCATGGTCTGGCCGTAAAACTGAACTTATGGACGAGGTTGGCAACAGGACGAAACTGATCGGCCAGGAGCAGGACTTAACAGCCAGACTGGAGAAGCAACAGGCGCAACTGGCCACAGCCAAAAATCAGAAGCTGATCACCCGGCTTAACAAAGAGGTTTCTGACTTGCGCACCAAGCTGGATGACGTTGCCAGGGCAAAGGAGGAACTTCCAACCCTGCAGCGCCATCTTGAGTTGCTGGATAATCCACGCAAGCACCGCTCAGAGCTGCGCAAGCTGCAGAAGAAGGCCAACTCCACGACCAGACTGAATGCAAGCCGTGAGCGCGCGCTGAAGGCGATGGAGCCACTTTCACGAGAGGAAGCAGAGGATGCCGCAGATGAAATCGTCAACAAGATTATTGGCGCTCCTTCTGGCCTGGTTCCCGCTCAGCTGCTGCCTGAAAAAATAATCGGCCGCGCCGGATTCACGAAGAGCCGAAGCCTGCTTATCCCAGACGAACGGATTGAAGACTTTTTGGAGTCTGATATCAACCACGTCATGGAAAGCTATCTGCGCCAGGTAGGGCCGGAGATCGAACTAACCGCGCAATTCGGCAGCAAGGATATGGGTGAGCAAATCCGACAGGTATCGGAGGAATACACCCAACTGATCAAAGATGCCAAGACGCCGAAGGAACGTGCGAAGCTGGAGAAGCAACGTGAAGCTGACCTTCGCGACATTGAGGCAATGCGAGACAGGTTGATCGGTACGTATGGCGCGCCAAAGGATCCACGAAGCTTCTTTGTCCGTGCCGGCCGTGTCGCGCGAAACGTCAATTTCCTGCGCCTGCTGGGGGGCATGACAATATCAGCCGCCACCGATTTGATGCGTCCTGTCATGCAGCACGGTTTAAGCAAATCACTGCGCCCTATGGGTGCCATGCTCCGAAACATGGCTGCGGTGAAAGTGGCCACCAAAGACTTGCGGGAAATGGCTGTCGGCCTGGATTATGTGCTGTCTACCCGAACGAAGGCTATTGCTGATCTCACTGACCCATACAGCCGGCGCTCTGCTTTTGAGCGTGGGCTTAACTGGGGTACGCAGAAATTTGGTAACTGGACGCTGATGAACCAATGGAACAGTGCATTGAAGTCATGGTCAGGCCTGATCGTTCAATCACGTATCCTGGACAATGCTCAGTTGCTGGCAGCAGGCAAGGAAGTGCCACCGAAGGAGATCAGAAAGCTGGCGCAAATCGGTATCGATCAGAGCATGCTGCGCCGTATTGGTGAGCAGTTTGCGAAACATGGTGAGGATATGGACGGGCTTCTGACTGGCCATAGCCACCTGTGGGACGATCGCGCAGTGCGTGAGGCTTTCCAATCTGCCGTATTGAAAGACGTTGACTCTACCGTTGTCACGCCAGGCGTTGGCGATACGCCTCTGATGATGAGCAATGAAGTAGGGAAGATGATCCTGCAGTTCAAGACGTTCATCTTTGCTCAGCATAACCGGGTGATCGCCTCCGGCATCCAGCAGGGCGATGCATCATTCTATCTCGGCGCCATGGGGACTATCGCGCTCGGCGCAATGGTCTACGTTATGAAGCAAAAGCTCAGCGGCCGTGATATCGACTACAGCCCTAACAACCTGGTTAAAGAGGGTATCGACCGCGCCGGCATGATCGGCTGGTTATCCGAGCCGCTTAACGCCGTGGAAAATATCAGCGGCGGCCGGTTTGGCCTGGGCGCCATGTTTGGCGCGCCGCCGGTATCCCGCTTCCAGAGTCGTAACGCAATCGGCGCTCTGTTGGGTCCAACGTTCGACATGGCCGGTGATGGGGCTGTGATCGCCAATGGTGTTCTGAACGGAGAATTTGACGACAAGCAGACACATGCGGTCAGGAAGTTGCTACCATATCAGAACCTGTTTTATATCTCTCCACTTCTGAACAGAGTGGAGGAACAACTTAAATAGTTAGGTGAATAATGAGAAAGGTAATAATTACTCTTGTTATGGCTGTTTTTCTTTCTGGATGCGCAAGTAATAACGGACCATATGTAACTGTAGACTCATTATCTTCAGGTAAGTCCGTTGGAAAAAAATACATAGTCCTGCCCGCGAGTGCAGAGCTAAAGCAAAATGACCAGCTTTATTTTGCTCAGGTGGAAAAATATTTGGATAGGGTTCTGAAAGAAAAGGGGTATCAGAAAGTTAGTGATAAAAATATTGCTGACCAAGCTATATTCCTTAACTATTGGCATGATGGCGGGGTAAGCAATACTCGCGAAGAGGTTGTACCAATTTGGGGGCAGACCGGAGTAAGCTCTGCAACTACATATGGTACTGTCACGCCAAGTTATGGCGGGGGGGGCAATTTAAGCACCACTACTACCTATACGCCTACATATGGTGTTACTGGAGCAGTAACTCAGCAGGTTACCGATACCTTCTACTCTACAGGTTTCAAAGTTGAATCATATGATGCAGCTGGTCTTCGATCTGGAAAAGAAGAGTCACTGTGGAGAACGACGGCAGTAAGCACAGCCATGGATTTGAACGACAGAAGAGACTTAAAAATGCTGTTCTTTATTTCCAGGCCATTCTTTGCAGAGAATCTAACTGAGAAAGCAAGTGGTTATGCAAATGGTGATGGCAATCAAATGAATGCTTATTTCCAATAATCACCGAAACACCAACCGCCAAGCCCCGCAAGGGGCTTATCCAAATGATTTCTGTTATAGTTATAACATATTTTCAGCAATTTCCTGATAAATAAATTATTTTATTTTCAGAATGATATTCTGCAGATCGTCTATTGCTGACATCGATTTGTCGTATGACGCATTGACGCTATCAAGAAGATCCTTGGTTATTAATAATGGTGATGTTCTTGCATCTTGTCTTAGATGTATTGCGTGTGAAGTATAAAATTCAATGGCAATATCCATTTTTGAATTAAATTCATCACCCAAGCCTTTGAAGTAAATGTTCACAAGCATTTTTATATTTTTAATTATACCTCTATATTCGTCGTCAAGGTCTTTGGTAATTAATGGCCTCTCTCCCCTGCGCATTATGCCAAATATTAATGCGTTGTTGTGAATGTTCGTCTTTAAATCTTCCAAGTAAAGATAGAGAGATTCTTTTTTTATTGATAATGTTTTTTCTTTATCATGTAATTTGTTTGTTTTGTAATTTATTATTGACGATATTACCCCAGCCAGAATTGCTGAACTAGCACCTATGATTGCACCTAAGACTGTATCATTCATTTGTTCATCCTGAAATAATTAAATAGGCAACAAAAAGCCCGCGTCGCGGGCTTTGTTTATGATGAGTGGTACCAGCGTCGCTTTGAAGTCTCTCTTAGCGGTGAGTCTTTCCATCTATTGGCAAGCCACTCAAATTCTTGATAGGTTGTTTTAGAGCTAATGCTTTCTCTGATGGCTTTAATAAGCGGCTCAGCATGATTCCAAGTATCTATAACTGTCGAGTAAGATGTCTTTTTTATCATATCCTCGTTATAAATTCCATTTTGGATGCTCACTGCCACTCGCTCATAAAAATTCAAAATGTACTGGAACTTTCTCTTTTCGTTCTTTTCTTCTTCCGTTAATTTTTCTCCACCACATGGGAAAACATAAGACCTAAAAGACTTTCCTGATTCATGCACTTTTCTAAGAACATGCAAGGACTCTATGTACTCTTTGTCTGTCCTGCTTTCGAACAAGAAAATAGCCGTCTGAGTTTTTTTTGCAGTCCTGATGTTGTACCAGATGGTGAAAATTGCAACAACCACCCCAAGCAATACAATTGCATTGCTAACTATTTGCATTGTTACTGGATCGATGTTCATTGTTTTTTCCATGAAAAAGGCGGGTGGTTAGCCCGCCTATCAACACCCTATGGCATTTAGAAGCCATCAAACTCATCAAATTTTTTCATAGGTTTTGCTCCTTCTCCTTCTTCTAACGCTAGGTAATCTTACTTATCTAGCTTGGGCATCGGCTTTCTAGCGGATTACCACTTCGGTAATATTACTAACTGGTAATGTTGGTTGCAAGGGTTGTTGGTTGCATATTGAACTCTGTCGTTGACCACAAAGCACCAGCTTTGCTCACATCTTCCCGATCGCGTGGTCGATGATTACTGAACCTTCGTCTGTTGCGCGATGAATGCTGCATGTGTGGCGATCGCCGCCATGTTCTTGGCGCACTGCAGGATATAGTAACGCATCACCTCGACTTCTCGCACGACGCCGGCGACGTTGTGGCCATTGTCGGCCAGCTCTTCAACCAACGCGGTGATCTGCAGGTTGCGCTCGTCGCTGAGCAGGGCGGGGATCACTTCTTCCGGTCCAACGTTCGTGTTGGCGTAGTGATACTGGTCGCGCATGGCTTCCAGGATAACCGGCACGCAGGCATCGGCGATACGGCTGGCGGTCTTGCCGCTGGTCTTCTTCTTACCGCGGCGCGCGTCGCGAACTGTCATCGTGGTTCCAGTGCCGGCCAGGTCAGATAACGTCTCCGGCGCCCGGTGCTGGTACTGGCCAGTCTGGCGAATGGCCGGCAGAACTTCGGAAGTTACCCACTTGCGGAACCGGTAGGGAATGGTGCCAGGCGTTACCGCATCGCGACAGCGTAGGATCAGTGTGTAGAGGCCGGATTCGGAAATGATGACCGATTCCTGCTCGCCTCCAAGGGTGTCGGTTAAACCGACGGCCTTCTCATCATCATCCAACTTTCTCACTGCGTCTCGATGGTTAGCGATTCCGATCGCCTTGCAGACTTCAGCAGCAAAAAACCATGGCGCGCCGGATCTGGTGATGACGTTGATTTTTACGTTTGAGTCAAAAGAGAAAACTGTAGGTGCGTTTTGAGCTGTCATGGTGACGCCTCCTGTGATTGAGTTTTTACTCACCACCGACAACGCCAATTGCCTGGTGGTGAACTGGACAAGGTTGGCGTACTGGCATCACAGGAAACCAGCGCCCCGAAGGGCCCCTGCCCAGCCCACCATTGAGAGGGTGTTACTGGGCCGCACAAACAAAAAACACGCTAAGCGCGTGTCATGTGCGCTGTGATATTTCAGGACGCCAATCCCGGCATCAGATTTTGCTGATGCGCTATCACTGTGGCGCAGGTTTGCGAGAAAGTAAATGTACCAATTTGGTAACTATTTTGCGAGCGGGATAGAGAAAAGATTACCTGATCAGCAGCCGGGCTAGGCCCGGCGAGGTATTGACGATGGTAATTATTGTTCCAACTGGTGAGTAATAAATTGCGAATGTGTTTTGATTTGTTCCTTCATTTTTTCATTTTGTGTGACATAGTTCACTAAAGCATTCAGTTCCAGCATAGCACCGCCTATCTCTGATCCGTCCTCATCGAGTTCCTTCAGCAGCGTTTCCAGTAGTGAAGCCTTAGCTAATCCCGCGATCCCTTCGCGCGTGTTAACGCTTTTCTCCAGCATCCTGCTGGCCGGGTAGCTGTACCTCTTCATTTCCTAATGCACCTCGCTCAGCGTGTGACTACTGTATAAATAACCATATATAAAAATGATTAGTTTAGCAATATGCGCAAGATAATTACCTTAATGGTAATAAGAATAATGTTATCACATAATTCAATTCATATAGGGTTTATTGGTGGCTAAAATGAGCAAAAAGCACACCATCGGAGCTAAAACATGACCGTATCAACTGAAGTCGATCGCGAGGAGTACACCGGGAATGGTGTGACAACGGACTTTGATTACAGATTTCGCGTGTTCACTGAGGATCAACTTTCTGTGTCAGTTGTTGATTTGTCAGAGAATATCATCAACCTAACCCTGAATACTGACTACTCTGTCACCGGAGCGGGCTTGCGGTCGGGTGGCAAAGTGAAGCTGGCAAGCCCGCTCGCTGCAGGGTGGAAAATCAATATCGAGCGTGATTTGCCGCTTACTCAGGAAACGGATGTGCGCAACCAAGGTAACTTCTTTCCGGAAGTGCATGAGGATGCCTGGGATAAGCTGACGATGCTGATCCAGCAAACCTGGTCATTTGCCTCATTGGCGCTGCGAAAGCCTAACTGGTTGGCAAAGTTCTACGATGCTCAGGGCAACCGCATCTCTAACCTTGGCGATCCTGTGGCTAACCAGGACGCAGCCACGAAGCGTTATGTTGATTCCGAAGTTGCAGACGCTGAAGCCGGCGCGGCTGATGCTTTGGCGCGCGAGCGTGCAGAACGCATCGCATCTGATATCGACATCCGTACTGAAACCGGTGTCGCTTTGGGGAAAACTGTCAGGTTCCCTTACGCGCAGCCAATCCTGAACGGAGATACGGAAAACAAGGTTTTCGTTACTGACTCGCAGGGGTTGGTAAAACTGGTCAATCTTGACGATGCGACGCGCACCGATCTGGCCGCCGATCTTGCTTCTCGCGGCAATCCAGGTGGAGCCGGTTTGATAGGTCACAAGGGGACAACGCTTGCCGAGATCCTCAATCTGATTTCGTCGGTTACCGTTGAGCCTATCACTGACGCGGGGATGTACTGTGCCTGGCCGCAAGGCAAGGTCTTTAGCCATAAAAACAAGGCGTATTGCCTCTACAACGTCGGCGACACCCACAGCAACGCCTCGTTGAGTGTCTATCAGCAAATATCTGAGGATGGCACAGCATGGTCGCGGCCGGCGCCGCGCTTGTCAAACACTGATTCCGTTACGTGGCCGCAGGGAGTATCTGCCTGGGGTGCTGGCTCTGATGGCGTAAATATTTGGATGGCCGCTCGCTTCCGTCGCGTTTCAGACGAATCACAAAGCAAGTGTGTTCTCTACAAAAGCGCCAATGATGGCTCGGCCTATACGGCGGTACTTGATCCTGTCCCACTGTATGACTCCACCGGTAAAGCACCTGTACTCATGCATTCATTTGCTGTGCTTCCCAACGGCAACATTGCTTTCGGGTATCACTTCTACGACGGCGAAGTAGGGATCGTTCAGTTCAACCCAAATAACCTGGCATCAATGACGAAGTCGGTCATTTTCACTGCTGCTGAAATGAACAACACGCCAATGCTTGTTGAGCCAACTATGCAGGTTTACGGTTCGCGAGTTGTTGGGTTTCTTCGTACCCAAAGCAATGCAACGCGCTCGGCAGTCATGTGGTACAGCGATGACAGTTGCCAGACGTTTCAGATTCGTGAGATCGACGGCGTGCCAAATCAATCGCCGGTTTCGATCACGTCATATAACGGCAAGACCTATGTTTTCTACTGCGGCAGATATCGTGACGGCAATACAAGCAGCGCGCGAACAAACAGCCCGGTGTTAACCATGCGTGTTGGTAACGATGATGACGCACTAAATCTGCTCTGGGAAAACTTCGTCGAAATCCCCATCGCATCAGTGCCAAGCATTTACAACGATGTTGGTGCATCAGCCACAGGTGTTCAGGATGTTTGCGTGCGCGGCACCAAGCTGGTTGTGTGCCTCTCTATGAACGTTGGCAGCAACGTTGACCAGTCTGACGTTTGTTCTGTGACCATCGATCTTGGTGAGCCTCGACAGAACAAATTCTTCCTCAGCGAAGGGGAGTTTAAAAAGCCTCGCGCAACTGACTACCCATCTAACTATCGCTTCGGCAGCGTAAATATTGTCGGCCTGGGTAATACCTCAGCGACACTGCGAATGAATGGACAGGTCATTGTTCAAGATCTAACGAATGCAGTGAGATTTGGCTCAACTGTTGCCGGCGGCAGTAAATCACATGTGTGGAATAACGGACCTGCGCCAGCCTACATCGATGTTGCTGCAAGCAGCACTAACGTGAGCATTTCGGCCTACTCGGGATATGCGCGGCTGCGTGCTGGCCGCGGCCCGGAGGGGTACGCCTCTATTGAGCTCAACCGAGATACGAAAGCGGTCACTGTTAGCAACCCCAATAACGTGGGTGGTTTCGGCTTAACACCAGAAGGCTACATCGCACTTTCATGCAACTGGCAGCACCCGATGGTACTGGACGGCGGATCCGGCGGGAAAATCTATCTCTGGGTTTCCGGCACAAACAACATCATGAAGCACAGCATGACCCCACCTACGTCGGATAACGATGGTGAGTTTTTGGTGCCGAACAAAACAACCACTGTTGCTGGGCTTGGGACTGGTACGGATACCGCGCGATATGCATACGCAACGAACGGCCGAAAGGCTGGGGAAGGCGCCGGGGCGGGAACCGGGACGCCGGTGTATTGGGACGGTTCAGTATGGCGCGTATATCGCGATGACTCGATCGTAGCGGCTTAATCAACGCCGCCGACAGCGGCGGAGGTGGAGCATGAAAATGGAAAAGTTAACGACAGGTCTTTCTTATGGCGCCTCCGGTGGTGGCGCCGCATTCTGGTTTACTCGACTGCTGGATGGTTATTCGCCTGAGCAGTGGGCGGCCATAGGCGTTCTTGGCGGTCTGTTTTTCGCCTTCCTCACCTGGCTGATGAACCTTTATTTCAAGATTCGCGAGGATCGCCGCCGCGAAAGAATGGGGAGGGGGGCCGATGAGCAAGCTGAATAAGACTGGCGCCGCCGGTGCAATCTGTTCTGTCGCTGTGATTATTGGCCTGGTGCTACCGAATGGCGAGGTAAAAACCAGCCGTGCCGGCTTGGAGCTTATCGGCAACGCCGAGGGCTGCCGCCGCGACCCATACAAATGCCCCGCTGATGTGTGGACGGATGGCATCGGCAACACGCATGGCGTTAAACAAGGCGTGCGCAAGACAGATCAGCAGATCGCCGCAGACTGGCAAAAGAACATCCTGGCGGCTGAGCGGTGCGTTACAAGCTATGCCGCAGGTGACAAATTGCCACAGGGTGCCTTCGACGCGGCGGTGAGCATCACGTTTAATGCCGGTTGCGCCACGATGCAGAAATCGACGATGTTCCGGCTGTTCCGCCAGGGTGACACTGAGGCCGCCTGCGATCAGTTCCCGCGCTGGGTATATGCCGGTGGCGTAAAGCTCAACGGCCTGGTGGTCCGCCGTGACAAGGAGCGCGCGCTATGTCTGGCAAAATAACATCTGCGGTGGTGATCCTGCTGGCGCTGGCGGCCGTCGTCGGCGCTGGCGCTTGGCTGGCAGGACGACACTACCAGCCTACTATTGACCGTCTCAACCAGGCGCTGACGCAATGCCGCGATACTGGCAGGCAACAGGCATCTACGATCGCCAGCCAGAACGCTGGCATTGAGGCACAGCGACGCGCTGATATTGAGCGAGAATCCAAGGCAAAGGCAGCGCATGAAAAAGCCCGCAGGGAGGCGCAGGGCGACTATGAGAAGGCAAACGATGTTATGGCAGAGCGAACCACAGGCGATGTGTGCGCGGCGGCGTCTGCTGCGTTTGACGCAGAGTTGCGCCGGGAGCGTGCTAAATGAAAAAGCTGATCGTGGTTTCTGTTCTGGCACTGGCCAGCTGCTCGAACGAGCCGCCGGCGCCGTCCTACGTTGAAGTGAAAGTGCCGGTGGCCGTACCATGCAAAACGGTAGACGTTGCGCGCCCGGCGTTCGCAGTTGACCAGTTGCCTATCGGTGCTACTATCGACGTCCAGATGCGAGCGCTGCGCGCCGAGCGTCACCAGAGGATTGGCTACGAAAGAGAGCTGATAGCTGCCAATGAGGCGTGCAAAAACTGAGCTGGTTTTTCTGGTGACGGTATTAAAGTCGGTATGAGTTTTTAAAACCAATCATATCACCCAATAAAATCAACAAGTTGATGTTGTTGTAAATAATTGAGTGGGAGTGATTTACCCCCCCTTCGCAGCCTGTTCGTAAACAAGCCGAAGTGACTGAAACCCTCTGTTTTTACAGAGGGTTTTCTTTATATGGCCATATCTTTTCTGCCTGGTTCCAGCCATGAGTAAAGCCGAACATTGTTTGTGGCCTAAATCTGGCCTATGTTCGGACCTTGGCATGATTGATAGCGCCTGGGGGCATGAAGAAAGTAGAGACCATCGGCTACGTTAAAAAGAGCGCGGCCACGCTCGATCTCTCTGAACCTATCTATAGAGGATCGCA